ATATCAGGCGCAACTGCGCGCCTTGCTGCCCAGTGGCCCGGCGTGGGACCCGGAGCGTGTGCCGGAACTCGAAGAAGTGCTGCAAGGCGTCGCCGTCGAACTGGCCCGCCTCGATGCCCGCGCCGCTGACCTGCTCAACGAGATGGACCCGGCCGGCGTCAGCGAACTGGTGCCGGACTGGGAGCAGGTGATGAACCTGCCCGACCCGTGCCTGGGCGCCACGCCGCTGTTCGACGACCGCCGCCTCGCCGTACGCCGGCGCTTGCTCGCGGTCGGCAGCCAGGCTGTCGGTTACTACCTCGACATCGCCAAAAGCCAGGGCTACCCCAACGCGACCATCACCGAACTCGAAGCCCCACGCATGGGCCGCTCGCGTTTTGGCTCGGCGCATTGGGGCACGTGGGAAGCGCAGTTCATGTGGACGCTCAACACCGGCGGCCGCTTGCTGCTCGGCCGGCGTTACGGCGCGAGCTACTGGGGCGAGCGTTTTGGCGTCAACCCGGGCTCGGCGCTGGAATGCCTGATCCACCGCAGCGCCCCGGCGCACACCAAGGTGCACATCAATTATGACTAGGGAGGCATGAGCCATGGATTATCCGAACAGTGTTCCCAGCGCCGGCTTGGTGAACGGGAAGTTTGTCGATGAGAACCCGATGACCGGAACCCCGGGATCGCTGATTCCGGCGGACTGGGGGAATGGGGTTACGCAGGAAATCATCAATGTGATCAATGCGGCCGGGCTGACGCCGGACGAGAAGAAATACGATCAGCTGTTGCAGGCGATTCAATCGGTGACGGCCAAGGGCTGGAATCAGGATCTGGCGTTGCCACTGGTGGCGTTGCCGCTACCAACGGTAGCCACTGCCGATGGCCGGCTGACGGTCAGCCCGGCAGCTGCCGCTACCAGCGGTGGCAAGGTTTCGATCGCGGCGGGTACGTTTATCAGCCTGGGGCAGGAAGTGGTGAATGGCCAGTTGGGCCGCTCGCGCACTTTTGTGACATCGGCCTGGAGCAGCGTGGATCTGTTGCCCAGCAGCCACTACTTTCTGCGCGCGCAAGTTTCCGGTGGTGCGCTGACGTTCTACGTGCAGCGTGGCAACATTCATGACGTGACGCCCGAGTCGTTGAAAGGAACGGTAAACGGTGCCGCCGGTGGTGGGTTCCAGTCAACGGCACTGGACATGTGCCTGGCCTGGGTCGTGACCGGCGCACCGGGTTCGGTGCCGACGGTGCGAACGATTTACAACCGTGCCCGCTTGACCTGGACCCAGACCGTCAACGGGACCGGCGCGATTTTCCTGCCGCTGGATCCGCACGCACGTTCTGCCCGATTGGTTGCCGGCAATCCAACGCCGTCCTCGACGGCAGTGACGTCGGTTGCCTTTCCGTCAACGGGATGGGCGGGCGGTAACTATTGCTTCCTGTCGCCCATTATTGCGGGAAGTTCCAACAACCCCGGGGGCTGGAACCCGGCAACGGTTTCCCCTTGTGTGTTGTTTACCAACAACATCGTTAACGACGTGACGGTTTCAACCCTGGCCGCCAGTTTCGACCATGCCAATCTGCGCTCGTTGTGGCAGTGCTATCAGGCAGAACACAACCTTGGTCAGTCGAACGCCGACAGTGATGAGCTGTTACTCAGCATGGGCATCAAGAGCCACCCTGTCACCGACTACAGCGTCGGGATTGCGATCAACTTTGCAGACGCCGTGAACGTCCAACTGTCGTGGGAGCTTATTCGATGATCGTGATTCAGGAACTTCATCAGTTCGACGGCGAAATGCGCCTTCCTCAACCTTCTGCCGCCCATGACTGGGACGGTGAGAAGTGGGTCGTGAACGGCGATAAGCAGGCTGTGCTGAACGAGCAGGAAACTGAACGTCTGTGTACCAAAGTCGACGCCACCGCCGACAACATCCGCACCGCGCTGGCCGGCGACCCCCTCAAAGCCTTGGAGTACGCCCAGGCCGCCGCTGACGCGCAGGCTTATCAGGACGCCGGTTACCCGAAAAAGGAAGTGCCGCTGTCAGTCGCCGCGTGGGTTGTCAAAGGGCGCACGGCTAAACAGGCCGCCGAGCAGATTCTGAGCAAGGCCGATCAACTGACCGACCATCTGCTGGCGCTGCGTACGCTGCGCCTGAAAGCCAAAGCGCAAATTCGCGCACAGGCCGCCAAGGGCAACATGGATCTGGCGCGCAGCGCGGGTGAGGAAGCTTTGGTCGCCATTCGCGAGCTGACCAGCGGCCTTTCCAACTAAGCCGAAAAGCCTCCGTTCAGCGTCACCCAAGCCCACTTCAATGTGGGCTTTTTATTTTCAGAAAACAGACCGCGGGCAGGCACCTAAAAGGCGCCGTGTCGACGCCGGTCATTTGTCATTTCAAAGGAACGAACAACCTATGGATTACCCAAAAAGCGTCCCCAGCGTCGGCTTGGTTGATGGCCGCTTCGTTGATGAAAACCCAGTGGCGGGTACGCCGGGATCGTTGATTCCGGCGGTGTGGGGCAACAGTGTCACTCAGGAAATTCTGAGTGTGATCAGCGGCGGTGGGTTGGTGGCCTCCGAGGCGGATACCAGCCAGCTATTCAAGGCGATTCAGTCGATTGTCAGTAATGCCAGTCCGATGCGCTCGGTGATTACCCGGCTTGCAGCTTCCAAGTCACTGACTGAGCAGGAACTCGGACTTGTTTTGATCGATGGCAGCCCCGCCCCCGTGACCCTGACTTTACCTCCGGCGGATGTTTCTCTGGGTGTACGCGATGTGATTCTTCGTCGTGTCGACAACAGCGGCAATCGCCTCGTTGTTCAAGCATCCGGCACCGACAGGATTCGCTTTCACACCTACTTGTCGGCCAGCGGTTATCCGTTTCTGGTGTTGATGGGGGGAGGTGACTGGTGGCATCTGCGCAGTGACGGAGCCGGGAGCTGGTGGCCGATAGGACGCTTCGACAATACCGCCTTGGGACGCCCGTTTTTGGAGACCACCACAACGCTTAACCCGGGAGGTTATGGCGTTCCCAACGGTGATCTGTTCAAGCGCGCCGAATGGCCGTGGCTGTGGGATTTTGCTCAGGCGTCCGGGGCACTGACGACCGAAGCGGCCCGAGCGGGCAGAGAAGGTGGCTGGACCAGTGGCGATGGCGCTTCGAACTTTCGAATTCCCGAGATTCGGGGTGAGTTTTTGCGGGTGCTGAGTGAGAGCAGAAGCGTTGATGCTGGACGTGTAATAGGCAGTCTGCAAATGCACGCCTTGCAAAGCCACAACCATTATCTGCCGACGGGAACCGGGGCGACATTCAAGCCTGCTCCAGCGATTCCGGATACCGCCTGGGACGTTACCACCAACGTCAATTTTTTACCGACTTCAGCAACGGTGGCAACGACCTATCCCAACCCAGCATTCGACAATGATGCCTACATCGGCAATATCGGCAATTTCGCTGGCGAAACCCGACCGCGAAACATCGCCTATCCCGCGCGAATCAAATTTATCTGAGGTGCACATGTTCAATTATTTGATAGATGACAGCGGTGCATTGACCGGGCCTGTCGAGTTTCCGCTGGTGCCCGGGATCGGTCTGCAACTGCCAAGCAATGCTGTGACGCTGAGCATCGAACTCTCCCCTGCGCCTGAGGGGTTTGCCTGGGCCTATAACAAGGGTTCGTTGCAACAGCAGATCGATTGTCGTGGGGATGTCTATCGCACTGACACAGGCATTCGGGAAACCTGGAACGCGCTTGGCGAATTGCCGGAGGGCTTCACCCGGTTGCCTTTTCCGGGTGGCTTTCACGTCTGGTTGGGCAACGCCTGGCAGGTCGATGAGGCCGCGCAACTGGCGGATCGCAAACGCATCGTCCTCGTTCAACGCGACGCGTTGCTTCGCGATGCGGTGCTGCGCATCGCGCCCCTGCAATACGCCGAAGACATCGGCGATGCCAGCCATGACGAACAACTGCTGCTGATCGAATGGAAGCTCTACAGCGTCGAGCTGAACCGCATCGAAAAACAGGCCGGTTTCCCCGATGAAATTACCTGGCCGGTCGCACCCGGCACATCCTTAGCCAACTGAATTCAGCACAGGGAGCAGTGCAATGGATTATCCAAAAAGTATTCCCGGCGTGGGGCTGGTCAACGGCGGCTTTGTCGATGAAAACCCGCTCGCCGGAACACCGGGATCGTTGATTCCCGCTGCGTGGGGCAACAGCGTCACGCAAGAAATTCTCAACGCGATCAAGGCTGCCGGATTGACGCCGGATGAAGCCAGAACCGATCAATTAGCCAGCGCAATCGGGGCACTGGTCGACTTCAACAAACTGAAAAATACCCCAACCACGTTGGCCGGCTATGGCATCACCGATGCGGTGGGACGGTTGTTGGCAGTCAGGCAGTTCGAAACGGTCGGGATCACGGTTTACAAGCCTAACCCCAAGGCCAAACGTATTCGTGTTCGACTGGTGGGGGGCGGTGGATCTGGCGGCGGTTGTGCACCTGTCGCCTCCGGGAACCTACGTCTCGGTGGCGGCGGCGGATCGGGGGCCTATGCGGAGAGTCTGTATGACGTGACGCCCCAGATGCTTGCCGGCGTACCTGTTTCTTTGGGGGCCGGTGGAGCTGCCAGCGCTTCGATGGGCCTGGCAGGTGGTGGGGCTTCCTTCGGCTCTTACATGAGCGTTACAGGAGGCGGCGGTGCACAGATCCTGACCATCGATACGACAACCTCTTCCTCGGGGTACGTTCAGGGTGGCATTGGAGGTCAAGACGCCGTGGGCGGCAACCTTGCCAATGCTCGGGGGCACACCGGTGGCTACGCAATGTTCAACGGTAATTGGGGAATGCTCTCCGGAGGCGGAGCGGCGAGTCCGTTTGACGGTGGCGGCCCGTACAGGGGCGTAAACAATCCGGGTTTCGCAGGCGTCCGAGGCTCGGGTGGCAGTGGTTCTTGTTCGACCAGTGCGTCCGCCTCTGTCCTTAGCGGTGTTGGCGGTAACGCTTTCTGTGAAATCTGGGAGTACGAGTAATGGCCGTTTATGCACGGATCGAAAACGGCGTAGTCGTCGAACGAATCGACACGGGTGACTACGCAATCAGCCAACTGTTTGCACCGTCCTTTGTCGAGTCGATGGTGCGAGTGCCGGATGGTCAGGCGGTCGAGATCGGCGCACCGATCAGTGAGACGCCGACAGCTGCCGACCCACTGCCCGCGCAGGAAAGTCCGGTGATCCTCCAGGCGTCGGTTGTTGCAGATCAAGCGCCTTCGACAGCCGAACGTAGCTGGCGTCAGGCATCCCTTTCTGCGACTGAATGGCTGGTCACTCGCCATCGCGATGAGCAGGAACTGGGGCGCGGAACCTTGCTCAAGGCTGCGCAATATCTGGAACTGCTCGAGTACCGACAAGCGCTGCGCGACTGGCCTGATTCGGCGCTTTTTCCCGCAGCGGATTCCCGGCCGTCAGTGCCGCTTTGGCTGGCCAGCGCGATTGGCTAAGGCCTGTGCGCCCACTGTATTTCAATCAAGGAGATGAACATTGGACTATCCCAAGAGTGTGCCCAGTGTCGGACTGGTCAACGGCCAGTTTGTCGATGAGGACCCCATTGCCGGAAAACCCGGTTCGCTGATCCCGGCGACATGGGGCAACAG